GGTGTGGCTCGAGCGCGAGACATATCGAATCGCAAAGACTTAAGCGACGAAACAATTGGCCGAATGGTGTCATATTTTGCGCGGCATGAGGTTGACAAAAACGCACAAGGCTTTAGGCCAGGCGAAGATGGCTACCCAAGCGCAGGTCGAATTGCGTGGGCTTTGTGGGGCGGCGACCCTGGCAAATCCTGGGCAGACAAGGAATGGTCGAAAATTCAGGGCGAAGGAGCCGAAAAAATGATGATGAAAAAAAACATCGTTCTTGACAATGTTGGCTTGAAGTTCGCCAAGGGCGATGCAGGCGGTTTTAGCGGTTATGCCTCAGTCTTTGGTGGGGTTGACAGCTATAACGACACCATCATGCCAGGCGCATATAAAGGCGTGATCGAGCGCATCAAATCTGGTGCAGCCCGTATGCCCAAGATGTTTGTCAATCACAAATCATATGAACTGCCAGTGGGCAAGTGGAAATCGATTGATGAAGACGATGTTGGCCTGTTCATGTTTGGCGAATTAACACCCGGCATGACCGATGCTCAGGCAGTCAAGGCAGCCATGCAGCACGGCACAATTGATGGTCTGAGCATTGGCTATGGCTTAAATCGTGATGATGTTGAATATGAGGAAAAGGGCGACAGCACTGTCCGCATCATTAAAAACATCAGCGAACTGTATGAAATTTCGATTGTGACTTACCCAGCCGATGACTCGGCACGGGTTGATCTGTCTAGCGTTAAAAGCGTGCTTGATCAGGTCGAGTCCATCAAAGATTTTGAGGATTTCTTGCGTGAGGCAGGTGGATTCTCAAAATCGCTGGCAACGGCTACGGCAAGCCGCGCCAAGCGACTTTTCTCTCAGAGTGAGTCTGAGAAATCAAAACTGCCTGACGAATTGCAGCGAATCATCGCTGCCAACCTTCAATCCTCTCGGACTCTTTAAAGGAAACCACCATGTCTGATATCACTGAAATCAAAGCCCTTGCCGAAACTCAAGGCACATTGCTAGCCACCACCAAGGAACTGAAATCCTGGATGGAAAAAGCCAACGGCGAAATCGCTGCTGTGAAAAGCATCGAATCGGAAACAAAATCCGCAATGGAAAAACTCGCAGCCAAAGCTGGTGAGTTGACCGACAAGTGCTTGGAACTCGAGCGCAAGATGACTGCTGGCAAAGAAGACAGCCAACAAGCTGACCTGACATTTGGTGAGCAATTCGTCAAGAGCGATGCTTTCCAGGCTATGGCCCAAGGCCGCAGCAAGTTTGCCCGTATGGAGTTCAAGACAGCCATTGTGAACGCTACAGGCCAAAACCAGCCTCTGGTCGCTGCTGCCCGTGTTCCTGGAATCATCAACAACACCAATCGCGTTTTGACCATTCGTGATGTGTTGCCTGTTGGCCGCACCTCTAGCAATCTGGTTGAATTCACACGCGAAAACGTATTCACAAACAACGCTGGCGCCCAGTATGTGTCGCCTGCCCGTGAAAACGTGACCAAGCCTGAGTCTGGTATCACCTTCACATTGGCATCGGCTGCTGTGGTGACCCTGGCCCACTTCATCCCTGTTTCGCGCCAAGTGCTCGACGATGCTCCTCAGTTGCAAAGCTATGTGAATGGTCGCCTGACATACGGTCTGAAATTGGAAGAAGAAGACCAACTGTTGAACGGCTCTGGCACAAGCGGCAATATTTCAGGCATCTTGGCATCTGGCAACAACACTGCTTATAACCGTCGAGTGACTGGTGACACACGTTTGGACACATTGCGCAAGGCGATCACACAGGCTGCATTGTCTGAGTATGTTGCCGACACCATCGTGTTGAATCCAGAGGACTGGGAAGCAATCGAGTTGCTGAAGACAACTTATGGTGAGTACATCTTTGGCGGCGACATGGGTCCAGTCGATGGTATGGCTCCCCGTGTCTGGGGCAAGCGTGTGGTGGCCACCAACTCCATCGCCGAAGGCACATTCCTGGTTGGCGCCATGTCTATGGGCGCACAAATCTGGGATCGCATGGATGCTGCTGTGCAAATTTCTTATGAAGATGGCGACAACTTCAAGAAAAACATGGCAACCCTGTTGGCCGAAGAGCGTTTGGCACTGACCGTTTATCGTCCAGCCGCCTTCATCAAAGGCACATTCTGATTTAAAGAGAAACCCATGCCAAATCCGCTACAAAACGAAACTGAAAACGATTTTGTTGCGAGGTGCATGGGTGACTCTGAATCGGTCCGAGATTTCCCAAACGCACAGCAAAGGATCGCCTTTTGCTACAGCGTTTGGGAATCTGAAAATGAGCAACCATCCCGCGAAGAAGGTACAAATGGAAAAAGTTGAAGTGGTGGCGACAAGCCACTTTGCAGACAGTCGGATTGGCAGCGTTTCACGTAAGCAACGTCTGTTTGTCCCGATTAATGTGGCCGAAGACTTACACAGCATCGGTTTGGTTGAATACCCAAACAATCAGGCAACAGCCACAAAAAACCCACTGATCGGACTGCTGGCCGATGGTGGGGGCGTGTTGCCTGCATCATTGCCAGCGGTCCAAGCCTTACAGCCGAAGATTGTGATGCGGTTTCCCGAACAGGATGGGCAACCATCGCCATCAATGACACATACAGACGCGCAGGCTTTGCCGATGTCCTCTATGCCTGCGACAATCAATGGTGGAGAGTTCACGCCGAAAAAGCGCGGTCGACCTTCAAAGGCGAATGCTGGACCCAAGACGAACAAGCAGCCAGAAAATATGGGATTGAGCGCATAGGATCTGAAAACCTGCCTGGCCTTGGCCGATATGACATCATTCACCAAGGCGGCAACAGTGGTTATCAGGCCATCAATTTGGCTTATTTGTGGGGTGCTGAAACGATCATTTTGTTGGGGATGGATTGCAGCAAATCACCTGATGGTAAAGATCACTGGTTTGGTCAGCATGGGCCAGAACTTACGCAGCGCCAGCCCTATGATCTATGGCAAGCAAAATTCCCGCGATTGGCGCAAGACCTCAAAGATGAAGGGGTGCGCGTTATCAATTGCAGCCGACAAACGGCGCTCACTTGTTTTGAGCGAATGACCCTGGAAGATGCAATAAAAATATGCTCACACTATTGACCACCACAGGCAGCAGACCACAAGCCTGGGATATTTGCCAGAAATTGATGGCCAGGCAAACCTACACAGGGCAGGTGCGATGGATTGTTGTTGATGATGGAGAGCAACAACAGAAAATCGACTTTCAGCCAAGCCATGGCATCTGGCATATGGAAATTTACAGGCCAGAGCCTTATTGGGAGCCTGGGCAAAATACACAGGCGCGAAACCTTTTGACAGGCTTGGCCATGGTCAAAAATGAAGAAAACCTGGTCATTATTGAGGATGATGATTTTTATTCAGAAGACTGGCTGGAACATATCGAGCAGCAATTGCAAAAAGCCGAACTTGTTGGCGAATCCAATGCCAGGTACTACAATGTAAAAAAGCGAATTGGCCGTGAAATGGTCAATCGCACACATTCCAGTTTATGTTCAACGGCCATGCGGGGGCAGGCCATTGAGACATTTCGCAGCGTTTGCCGACCAGGTATTGAGTTTATAGACCATATTTTGTGGCAGGCTCATTCAAACAGGCATATTTTTGATGGCCATCGGGTTATCGGCATCAAAGGTTTGCCAGGTCGCCAAGGTATTGGAATTGGCCATCACGAAAAATTCACTGGCGTGAGGGATAATGATGGAAAATTGCTGCTTGAGTGGGTTGGCCCAGATGCGGTCGGCTTTTACATTGAGGATCAGATCAAATGGCGCAAACAGTCAGAAAAGTGAAAGCAATTGGATCTGTCACCACAGAGCCAATCAGCCTTGAAACGGCAAGACTGCACTTGCGTTTGGATGCCATCGGATCACCTCCGACAAATCCAGACGATGATCTGGTGGAAGTGCTTATTTCCGTGGCGCGAGAATCTGTGGAAAACTTCACAGAACTGACAATGGCGGTCAATGATTTTCAAATGAAGTTGGATTATTTTCCAACATCCGAGATCAATCTTGGAACATGGCCAGTCAATAGCATTACCAGCGTTACCTATGTCGATGCAGGTGGGGCAACCCAAACCATCAATTCGGCAGATTATGTGCTTGACACATTCAGCAAGCCTGCCCAGATCGTGCCAGCTTATGGCAAGACATGGCCGATGGTGCGCAACCAGCCCAATGCGGTCACAGTTACATTTGAGGCAGGCTACACAGGCGACACCAGCCCTGTCAGCAATGAAATGCCGAAGGCTCTCAAACAAGCCATGCTGTTGACAATTGCAGACCTGTATGAAAACAGAGGCGCGATCACCACAAAACAGAATTATGAAATCCCGGTGGCTGCACAGTATTTGATGATTCCCTATCGCATCAATATGGGGCCATGACATGGACAAGATCGGGCGACTTGACAAGCGAGTGACGATCCAGCGTCGATCAGCGACAAAGGACAGTTATGGCCAAGAATTGGATTCTTGGACAACCCTTGCGCAGGTCTGGGCGCAGGTCAAACCATTGGGCGGCAAAGAGCGTATGCGGACAGCGGCTATGGTTGTCGAGTCAATCCTGACTCACATCGTGACGGTTCGCTATAGCGATTCACTGATGCCGCCACTTGAGGCAGATGCATGGCGCATTGTTTATGGCTCACGATATTTAAACATCAACAGCAGTCGAGATGTTGACGAGGATCGCAGATTCATCGAATTCGATTGCACCGAGGGCAGCATCAATGGCCAGTGATGCTTTTCAGGTCCAAGGGTTAAGAGAGTTGCACCAAATGCTGCAACAATTGCCTGTGCGCATCGAGAAAAACATTATGCGTGGTGCTTTGCGTGCTGGCGCTAACGTGATGCGCGATGCAGCAAGGCAGGCAGCCCCTGTTGACGATGGAACACTCAAACGCAGCATCAAGACATCTTCTACTAAGGTCAAAAAAGGCAATGTGACAGTCGATGTCGGCACTGATCTTTACTATGCCAGGATGATCGAATTTGGCACGGCCAGTTTTTACACTGGCAATGGTCGATCAGTTGGAAAACCATACAAGATTCCAAAACTCACCAAAGGCAAGCGCAGACTGAAAAAGGCGCTGAACTTTGGTGGAATCATGCGCAACAGTGCAATTCACCCTGGCATCAAGCCAAAACCATTCATGCGACCAGCCTTTGACAATTCCAGCAATGGTGCTGTGGCAAAGTTTGCCGAATATGTCGCGGCACGCCTGGACAAAGAAATTGGAAAGCTATGAATCCCGAACTGATCGTGGCATCAATGCTGAACACTGTCGCAATCAATGCGCTGGTCGGAAATCGTCGAGCAATGGCCCAATTGCCTCAAAACTCGGCATTCCCAGCCATTGTTTACACAATTGTGGATTCCAGTGCACAACCTCACCTGAATTATTCTGTCGAAAGGCAGATGGCTCGGGCTAGAATCCAGATCAATCCCATTGCCAAATCAATTGGCGATGTGAAAGCAATTTTGGATGCGATCCGAGCAGCCATGGATTTCAAATTACAACAGGTATACGCAAACAAAACGGTCATTAGCAGCCGTTTGGAATTGCTTGGACCTATTGAAAAAGATGATGATCTTGGCGTTTGGACTCAGCCTGTCGATTACATGCTGATGTGGTACGAATGACCACCAGCACCCGGTTTCGAGCGAAAGCCCGAAAAAAATGCCAGCATCCCTGCTGGCCCTCTCTTTGACCTTGAAAGGAAACTGAAATGACAGTCCGCACCTCAGCAGGGACGACACTTAAAGTCACTGCATCCGCACCCGCTACATTCAACAGCGCAGGCTATAGCACCCTCTTCACAGCATCCCCAGTGCCTGCCACAGTTGGTGAAATCACCGACCTCGGCGAATTTGGCCGTGAATTTGCCCTGGTAACCCACAACCCTGTTGGCACTCGCGGCACACAAAAATTCAAGGGTTCATTCAACGAAGGCACAATGTCTTTGTCTTTGGGTTTGGACACCGATGACGCTGGTCAGATCATCATGAAGGCCGCAAGCCTGAGCGATAACGACTACAGCTTCATGGTGACCACTCAGAATGGCGACCGTTACTTTTTCCAAGCCAAAGTGATGTCTTTCAAAGTTGGTGTTGGCTCTGTTGATTCGATCACCACAGCCACAGTCACATTGGAAATTAGCACCAACTCTGCTGGTGTTGGCATCGTCGAATCGATGGCTGCTTAATCGCCAGAAATGGCAAAACGCGCACCGACTGGGGCCGACTCTCACCTTTCGCGGGGTGAGGTCGGTCCCGGCACGGGCAATTTTTCAACCCGCGAAAGGTTACCCATGTTTGATATTTCAGCCCTTGCAGTGAAAGAAACTGCCCTTGTTAATTTGGAAGCTGTCGATGGTGAGGCTTTGCTTGATGCCGATGGCAAACAGTTGAGCATCACGGTTTATGGCCCAGGCTCCAAGGCATTCCAAAAAGCCACAGCCGTGCGAAATCGTGCGATTCTTGAGTACGTCAAAAAAGGCGGAAAAAAGATGAAGGACAACGAGCAGCGCGAACTGGATTCAGATTTTCTGGCCTCTTGCACTGTGTCTTTCAACGGATTCACATACAAAGATTTCACGGGCGTGGAAATGTTCCGCGAGGCTTACAGCGATCCAGCGATTGGTTTTATCACTGAACAAGTCAACAAGGCGATCAGTGACTGGGCAAATTTTACGCCTCAGTCTGCGAAGACCTGATCCTCTATGCGAGGCAGTTGGCATGGTTTAATGCTGTGCCAACTGTGCCCGATAAGGGCAAATCTGTGGCTTCAGCAGACACAAAGCCTGAACAGTTGACCAGGGCGCAAAAAATTGAGCGCAATGGTGGATTTCCGCGATTTCCAAATGTCGGTGATGCTGACTATGTGATAACCTACTGGCACGATCTTGGCGTGATTGAAGCAGGGGCAATGGGGCCGATTCCATTGTCATCAAAGGAAATTCTGAGTTGGCAAGAATGCACAGGAATTGACCTTCAGGCATGGGAATTCAGAGTTTTGCGCGAGATGTCTCGCAGATATTTGATCCAGGCTGAAGAGAGCAAAAAACCAGAATGCCCACCACCTTATGGCGACCCGGTAAATGAATTTGACCGAGGTCTGGTGAGCAAGAAGGTTACCAACGCATTCAAGGCACTCATACAGGCGAAAAGGTAAACCATGGCGACACCAGTTGGACAACTAACCATCGAAATGGCGGCCAACATTGTCCGACTGCAAAAGGACATGGACGCAGCGAGAAAGACAGTCGATGGTGCAATGGCAAGCATTGGAAAGTCTGTCGAAAATGCGATGCGCACAGTGGGTGCACTGTTCGCTGGTGTCTCCATCGGTTCATTTGCTGGAAAATTGATATCTGTTGAGCGTGAATTTGGCACACTCAATGCCAGCCTTGTCACGGTCACAGGATCAGCAAGAGAGGCCGACAAAGCCTTTTCTTTGCTTACCGATTTTGCGGCGACGACCCCATTTTCATTGCAAGAGGTCACACAGGCTTTCATCAAGCTGAAGGCATTGGGCATGGACCCAAGCGCCGAGTCTTTGCGCAGCTATGGCAACACTGCCAGTGCCATGGGCAAATCACTCAATCAAATGATTGAGGCCGTGGCTGATGCAGCTACAGGCGAATTTGAGCGCCTCAAAGAATTTGGCATTCGCGCAAAATCAGAGGGTGATCGGGTTACCCTGACATTCCGAGGTGTCAGCACCAACATCGGCAAGAATGCAGCCGAGATTGAAGGCTATTTACGGCGCATTGGCGATGTTGACTTTGCTGGTGCGATGGATGCCAGGGCAAAGACACTTGATGGCGCGATCAGCAACTTGGGCGATTCCTGGGATTCATTGTTTCGAGCCATCAATGATGAAATGACAGGCCCATTGCTCATGTCGGCAGTTCAAGGGGCGCAGACAGCAGTTGTCGGTCTGTCTGATGTGGTTAAGAACTTTGCTCAATTCATTGATGACAATAAAGTCACATTGATGGCATTAGGAACGATTTTGGCTGGTCCATTGCTAGTGTCTGGAATCGGCGCAACTGTTGCCGCATTTGTGGCTCTTAAAACAGCAGTTGTGGGCCTGACATTGGCCTTTGCAGCCAATCCCATTGCCTTGGCAATCTTGGCCATCACAGCGGCTGCTGTGCCAGCCATTGATGGCATTCAGAAATATATGAATGCCAATAAAGCCCTCGAAAAAGAGCAGGCAGGTTTGAATCAAACCCAGGCTGAGACTGAGCGACTTTTG